AACCCTACGGACGCGGCACCTACCGCCGCCAACTAGCAGAGATATTGGTCGCGGTCGGTTGGTGGCCTGGCGACATTGTGTTTGACGCTCGAGATATGGCAACGGTCATTAAAGTGCTTAACGAGGCAAACAAAAAAAGAAGGTAATTATGCCAGCGCGGAGTTTTACGGAACGATCGTCAACGGTCACAAGCAACATTGAAATTGTTGGTCTTAAAGAAGCCTTAAAGACTCTTAACAAGATTGACAAATCTTTGCGCCGCGAAATTACCAAGGATTACAAGAAAATTGTTCAGCCTGTTATTGACGATGCCAAAAACCTTGTGCCAACTAAAGCGCCCTTGTCGGGTATGGCTAGAGCGTACAGATACCGATCTGGCTACGAAGTGTTGCCTTGGGTTGACGGATTTAACCAGCGGATTATTGCCAAAATCAACACACGGAACATTAAGGAATACAGCGGTGGCGACAAGGTAAACGTGGGTACTTTTATGATTCAATGGCAAGGGGCTACTGGAACGCTGTACGACACCACGATGGGCGGAGCGCTAGGCAAAGCTTTAACAGCACGTTATGGCCCTCGATCACGAGTAATGTGGAGAGCATACGAGCAACGCCGTGATGATGTAGTAAGAGAAATGGAACAGTTGGTACGGCGTGTTATGGACGAAGCAAATAGAGAGATTGAATAATGGCCGTAAATATCCCAATCATTTCAGAGTTTGACGGCAAAGGGATTAAGAAGGCTATTGCCCAGTTCAAGCAACTAGAAACGACATCGGAGAAAGCCCAGTTTGCGATTAAGAAGGCTGCGGTGCCGGCAGCTGCTGCGCTTGGCGGTTTGGCGTTGGCACTTGGTGACGCGACTAAGGCGGCGATGGAAGATCAGCAGGAGCAGGCGGCGCTTGCGTTAACTCTTAACAATGTGACGGGTGCAAGTAAAGCCCAGACTGCACAGGTTGAGGAACAGATCAGCGCGATGAGTCGAGCGTCTGGTGTTGCTGACACCGAGTATCGCTTGGCGTTAGAAGCGCTTGTGCGCGGTACAAAAGATGTTGACATGGCCATGCGCGACATGAACCTTGTCATGGACATAAGTACAGCCACAGGCACCAGCAGCGCTACCGTGGCGGACGCATTGGCAAAGGCATATCAGGGAAACTTTAAGGCGTTGCGATCGTTGAGCCCAGAGATGGCAACGATGATTAAAGAGGGCGCCAGCCTTAACGAAATTATGGACGTGCTTGGCGGTACGTTTGGCGGTGCTACCGCTGCAAGCGCAGAGACCGCTGCAGGCAAAATGAAGATTTTGTCTAACTCCATTGGCGAAACCAAAGAGTCAATTGGCGCAGCGCTTTTGCCAGTAGTCGAGGCCGTGCTACCGATACTCAATAAGTTTGCGATGTGGGCACAAGACAACCCAGAAGCGTTTCTAGCCATCGCTGGCGCTATAGCAGCAGTAGCCGCCGCAATCGTTGTCACCAACATCGCCATGGCACTCAACCCGTTTGCCCTAATTGCTGCCGGCATTGCGTTACTAGTCGTGGCGCTTGTGACCGCCTACAACAAGTTTGAATGGTTCCGCAACGGCATCAACCTAATCGTCAACACCGTAATCGGGTTCTTTGCTGGGATGGTTAACGCTGCGATCGGCGCGGTCAATGCGATCATTAGCGCGTACAACTCAATTCCGTTGTTGCCTGATCTGCCAAAAGCACCAACAATTCCCGTGCCAAAATTGGGTGGTACACCTACAACGCCTGCACCTGGACGTATGAGCATTCCTCGATTGGCCGAGGGTGGCATCGTCAACTCCCCTACTCTTGCGCTAATTGGCGAAGCAGGCCCAGAAGCAGTCGTGCCGTTAGATCGCATGCAATCTGGTGGCGGTATCACTATCAACGTCACGGGCGGGCTCGCTACAAGTGCAGAAATCGGTGAGTCGGTCGTTAACGCTTTGCGCGCCTACTCGCGTAGCGCTGGGCCGTTGCAGTTACAGGTGGCGTAATGCCAGGCGTATCGGTTGTTGATTCAGGCAACTATGACCTGCAGATCGCCACAGGGTTTCAGGTTGACGCCTTTATTCTTGATGACTCATTGCGCGGCGTATTAGATAACACCGAGTATGTGCTAGACGGAACGACCGAGTTTGCCAATGTGATGGACTCAACGGTCAGCGTTAACGTGCGGCGCGGTCGCCGTGACGTGGGCGATCAGTTCAGCGCTGGCACAATGACATTTACAATCCAAGACGTAGACGGCATCTTCAACCCGTTTGACCAAAACAGCCCGTACTACGACACCCCACAAGCCAAGCCAGGACTCGCACCATTGCGCGAAGTCCGACTAATTCGATACAACTCAACCAATGTTCCCGAATCATTGTTCAGCGGTTATGTCGTCAACTATGACTACAACTTTGCGCTCGGCGGTCTTGACACGGTGACCGTGTATTGCGCTGACCAGTTCTACCTACTCGCACAAACATTCTTAGACGAACTGAACGTCACCCCAGAAACATCAGGCGAACGCATAGAAACAGTCCTAGACCTACCAGAAGTTGACTTCCCAGCAGGCGCTCGAAACATTGACACAGGCACCGTCAACCTAGGCCACGACAGCGACTACACCGTGCCGGCAGGAACTAACGCTTTGCAATACTTAACGCAGATTAATGAGACTGCCGAGTTTGGCAGATTGTTTATGTCACGCGCTGGGGTGCTGACTTTTCAGCCGCGCATCGGCAACACGTTAAGCGCGCCTATTGCAGCGTTCCATGATGATGGCACTAATTACAAATACGATGGCGTTGGCATTTCTTTTGAGGCTGACTCGGTTATTAACCGCGCGGTCGTAACAGGCCTAGACGGCAAAACCGCTACCGCTATTGATGCAGGGTCTATTGCCACTTATTTCATTCAAACAACAAGCATCACAAACAGCCTGCTACATGAGCAAACAAGCATTGATGACGCTGCCGACTATCTGCTTAACCCAGAGCCCGAACCGCGCTACACGTCCGTGGCAACCAAGTACTTGATGCTGACCACAGCCCAAAAGGACACCTTGGCAACGGTGGACATTGGCGACACCATCAGCGTAGAAAAGACGTTTGCTAGCGGTACTGGCACAACCCAGTTGGCTCAAGAGCTGTCAGTTGAGGGCATCGAGCATCGGCTGGATTTCAGCACAGGCCACAGCGTCCTTTACAGCACCGCGCCAACCACGATCGTGTACGAGCTGATATTGGATGACGCCGTATATGGCACACTAGATGCCTCAAATGTCTTAGGATAAGGAGCACTATGGCTATTACACCAAATGACGCGTTTGTCGCTGGTCAGGTATTGACCGCGCAAGAACAGAACAATTTTCCGCGTGGCGTGGTTGCATACACAAGCAACGCAACTCAAACAATTACGGCAGGTGTTTTAGTTGGCTTGAACACTACTTACACTTTTGAGGCTGGTCGCACCTACAAAATTAGTGTGTTTACTTCGTATTCAAGCACAGCTGGTGCTGGTTTGATTTTGGCTTTAGATGTCGGCGGTACGGCCGTCCAACGCATTTTTGATAACAGACCTATTGCGAGTGTTGCAGGAAACTTTCATGTAAACGGTTTTTGGTCTGGCACAGTAGCGGCAGGGTCAAAAACTGTAAAACTTGCTTGGGCTGTGCTATCTGGAACTGTCACAAACCCTGCAACCGCCACAGAACCTAACCAACTTATTATTGAGGACATAGGCACAGCATGAGCGCAAATATTTGGCTTCCCGATTTAGACGCAGCAGCACAATTCACCGATGAGGAATTGTGGCAAGAATTGCGCCGATACCGCAATTACAAATTAGCGGAATGCGATTGGACACAACTTGCCGACAGCACAGCCAACAAAACAGCGTGGGCTTCTTACCGTCAAGAGTTGCGCGACCTACCAAAACAAAACAAAGACCCAAAGAAAATCATTTTTCCTACACAACCTGCATGAAATGGCGTTACCTCATCGGCTACGGCGCGTTGATCGCGGTCGTTTTGTGGGGTTGCGCTGGTTGTAGTTATGACGGCTCATACCGTTACCCATGCCAAGACGCAGCAAACTGGAAGAAACCAGAATGCGAACCACCGCTTTGCAACCCATCTGGCACCTGCACAAAAGATCTGATCTATGAGACCACGCCTTAAACCTGAAGAACTACACGCTCGACTAATTGTAATTGTCGGAATTATTTTGGCAACCGTATTTGCCATCACCGTGATTGGATTTGTTTGGTCACTTATGTTTGTTACCCAGCCAATCGGCCATCAATCACCCAATGACGCCGCGTTCATTGATCTGTTATCAACCCTGACCGTGTTTATGACCGGCACGTTGTCAGGTCTAGTTGCCTCAAACGGGCTAAAGTCAAAAGCAAAAGAAGGAGCCAAAGATGTTGAAGCCTAAAGACAAAGCCCTACTCGCCTCTTACGGGCGCTCAATGCTCGCCGCGGTCGTGGCGCTAGCAGTAACAGGCAATACCGACCCAGGCGCATTGTTAGCAGCTGCGATCGGCGCGGTCTGCCCCACAGCGTTGCGCTACTTCAATCCTAAAGACATGAAGTTTGGTCGTGGCAGTAGCAAAGGCTAAGGCTGGCGTGCCAGGTGCACGTGACTACATCGGTAACGCTGATGGCCCAGCACCAGGCCCACGTGCCGGCATGAACGAGTTTATTAAACAGTTGATACATCATTCTGGTGGCGCGCTTTGGAACAACGGGTCGTATGGTCAGCGCGACATGAAAGGCAAGCCAGGCAGTTTGTCAGTACACGCAACTGGTCGCGCGGTGGACATGTCGTATCGAGGCGATGCACGTCATCCTCAATCATCACGCAAATCTGCGTTGCCGTTTGTAGAAAAGTTGTGCGCAAACGCTAACGAGTTAGGCATCCAAATGGTGATTGACTATTTTCCTGCACCGCACGGTCGCGCATGGCGTTGTGATCGTCAAGCATGGAGCAAATACACCAAGCCAACAGTCAGCGGAGCACCTGGTGGCGACTGGTTCCACATTGAGATTTCACCACAGGCAGCGGACTCTGTGATCTTCGTTAAAGCCGCATTCTTAAAGGTGTTTGGGGAAATCCCACCTAAGGCTTGATCTATGTTCTAGGGTCGGAGTACCGACAAAAGGACAGGCAATGACTGACCCACAGATCGTTGATTACAGCGTCTATACAGGAGTGATGGACAACGGCCAAGAAATCTTGGTACAGATCTTTACCAGCCCAGAGTCGGGCAAGTTCCTACTGGGACAAATCGCATTCAGATCGGCTACCTCAACTTGGGGTCAGCCCATACCTTTGGAGAAAAGATGAACTATTTTGCAGAGAAATTGATAGGGCTAGTGCTTTGTACGGTCTTTGGCTTTACGGTCGCTGTAGGCGCTCCTGACGCGTCTGGTAGCGCGTCTGACACCATCGCCCTAGCGCCTTTGGACGTCACGCCATACCTAATTGAGCCGCCTACAACTACCAGCTCTACGGTTTACATTGACCCGTACACGTCGGCTTGTGAGCAATTTAGCGCGCTTGCCATCAACCTTGGCTGGCCTGCTGATCAGCGAACCGTGCTCGAATCTGTCATGTTTAGAGAGTCACGCTGCATACCAAACGCGGTCAACAGCAAAGACCCAAACGGGGGCTCACGTGGCTTAATGCAGATCAACGGATTTTGGACACCATGGCTTACTGATGCCGGCATTATCACAAGCGCAGAAAACTTGTTACAGGCTGATGTTAATTTGCTTGCAGCGTTAGCAATTTACAATTACGGCGTTGACCGTCACGGTTACGGCTGGGGGCCATGGAGTGCAACAAAATGAGTGAAGGTGTGGCATGGAATCAAGGCGAACTATCAGAAGAAACCCGACGAATGGTAA